AGACCAAACACCACCATACAATTGCTTGAATGTTAATTCTTTTGCTTCTTGTTGTGATACACCTAATATATAACCTAAATACTCGTATGTATTTTTATCTTTTGGAAAATCAAATCCAATCATCTCGCCGATCAATCGTGGGTGATAACCCTGGAAGTCAATTTCAATAAATTTGTCGTTTTCCGGTCTATAACACATGCGTTCGCCATCATCTTTATGCAATGCGGCGAAATTCACGCTGTTAAATGTATTAGATGGGCGTGATGTTGTTGTATATAAATTATATTGAGTGTATATTTTACTGCGATTTAAATTGAATTCTGGGTGGTGCAACTTACCTCGATAATAATCAATAAAGCAGTTTTTATCGACCTTAATGCCGTTTTTTTCAATATTATAAAACACATTTGACGTGCGAAAATTATTAAATTGAAACGTTGTGTCGCTTAATGAATATTGTTTAATAATAGGCCATGCTAATTCATATACAGCCTCACACATTTCATAATGTTTGCTAATAGGAATTAAACAGTTGACGTTAGACAACGCACCATGTAAGCTGTAGTAGTAGCTTATACAGGCATTATCTAACGCCTTTATGTCAACATGCTCTATAAAATTAACATCAAATAATTTATCTGAATTTGGGTACCAATGTAATGCTTGTTTTTTATCTAATACCCATATTTTACCTAGATCATCTAACCAATCAAATACTTTATCTTTGGATAATGATAATGATTCGTTATGATTTAAACACAGTATGTATCCCTTCTTACTATGAACAGGTCTAACATAAATTAGACTTAACTCAGTAAGTGCAGGATGAAAACTGTTACTATTAGGAATAAACCTAACGAAACAATCCTCGAATGATAATTGTGATAGTTGAGATGATTTCTCAATAATATAAAACATAACCTTTTTTTTGTGGCCCTAAATATAATATAAAATCTTGCCTTAAAAAAGTTCATCTTGAAGATAAAGTTTTATTCCAGACATTTTCTTATTGGCCTGTTCCACTTCATTCATATCAAAGAAACCATTTGAGGGAGAACCTTTTTCAGATACTGTAAATTTTAACACTGTAGTTTGATATAAAGGATTATCTTTAATAGAATTATAAGTATCAGCGTTTATTTCTTTTATGTACACTGGGACAGTGTTGATGTATTTTACAAAGTATCTAAATACAAATTCTATTTCTGAATCGTATGTACTAGAGACATTAAAGGTTATTCCATTAATTTTAGTACTTTTGTTTAAACTAGATATTAATTTTAAAGGTTTTGAAGCACCAGTATATACTTTCCCAGGATATGCTTTACCTCGTAATTCACAGTAATATCCTGTATATGGGTTAAAATTAGAATCAACATATTTTTCCCCCATTGTATATTTTACTTTGACTAAATTCTTAGGCGCTCTCATTATTTATACTTATTTGGATTATATTTCTTTTGTTGTACTGCATACTTTCCTACTTTATTTGGGTTTTTCCAACCTGGGGCTTCAAATGAGTTACTCATATGAATATGGTTAAAGTGACCTCCTGATCGCCATATAAATGTTTTTGTTTGATATACTTCTGCTGATGTACCATCTTTTCCAGATTCAAATAAATGCTTGTAACCCATTTTTATGAGAGCAGAAGCAAGTTTATCTCCATTTGCTGCATATTTTGCATGGTTTTTTTCCAACCCAGTATTTGTTGAAGCTGTTGAGTAAAGACCATCAAACCCAGATATATCAAGAGCCCAACCAGTTCTATGATATCCTTGATTTTCTCCACCTCTTATCCCTGATGTCACTGCTATTTTAAACCCACATGATTTAGCAGCAGTTGCGGCATCTAAAAGAGTATTAGGGTTAAAATATCCATTTGTATAGAACTTTTTAAATCCACCAAAATTAATCCATTGTTCGATTTCCTGCATTTGAGCCTGGCTTAATGTTACGTCCGTTTTAATTAAGTTTCCTTTTTCATCTGTTGTGATTTTAGCGGAAGCTTTTTGTACTTTTCCAGTTTTACTTAAAGTAATATCGAATAAACTTTTTTCCTCACCATCTGGTTCTTCTAATATAACTGTTTGGCCTTCTAATTTAGTGGTCCAACCATTATCACTAACGGTATGTCCTATTCCTGTTAAAATATATCCTAGTCTTCTACCAGCCTCAGTATCACCTTCAGTTTTATATCCTTTAGGAAGTAAATCTGGGTGGATATTAAACATATGGCCTATGATTAGATTTGATATACCATCTATTTCTAATGATAATTTTGTAGGGATAATTGCTTTAAATTTAATTGGATTTTTAGATAAAGCTCTAAAAATTGCTATAACATCTCTAAGAGCGCCCTCATAATTACTTGCCTTAGATATATCATAATCACTTTCAGTAAATACTCCATTACCTGCCATTTCACCAATAAACTCATATATTGGGGTGAGGTTAGTTAATAAATTTTCCAATTGAACTGAAGCACTGTCATCAGTTCCTGTTGTATTCATGGCATTTATTTTAGGTTTAAGACGATCTTTTACACCATAGTTGAACCCAACCATAGTATCGTTTTCTAAACCTAATTGACCACCACCTGTTTGAGCACCTATTGCTACTATAGAAGATTGTTCAGAGAATATTTGTGATTCTAATGAATAATTTCTTACTGTAGATTTTAAACCATTATATTTTCCTGTTGGTGTTCCATCTTCTGAGTAGAATGTGAATGAATTGTTGTAGGCGTCTTTTTTCGATTGAGTGTCTACAAAGTTAATATCTATAATTCTAGCTACACTATCTATAGGATCAACATGAATATCAAAGTTATTTACATTACCTGTTGCTGTAGCAATATCCGTTAATATTTTCTTTAAAAAATCATATAAATTAATAGTATTCTTACCTGTTTTATCACTTTCCTCTAATCCAGGATCTTTACATGATTTCATTAAATATCTTAAATTAAGATATATATTTCCTATTTGTCCTAAACCAGATTTACAAGCAGGATCTGCCGTTCCATTAGCATCAGACACTGAGAATGGTTTTAATGTGCTCATCCAACTAAGATCTTCTGCAGCATCTTCTTGTTTTTCTTTTAATTCCTCTGCTTTTTTAGCAGCTGCCTTCTGAGCTGTGATTACATCTATCTTTGCTTGTATTATCCCCATATTTTTTCCTTTCAAATTTGATAATGCTGGGGAGCATTCCTTTATTTCTGATTCATAAAGTTGGTCATCTAAGAAGGTAAAAAGATTATCGCTTGAATTACCGTTTGTACTTATATTTGTACCGTATAACACACCTGGAGTGACAGTTGCATTAAGTTCAAATTGTCTAGCTAATTCTTCAGCAGCTTTATCTGCGTTAACACCAGCAGCACTACAAGCATTAAAATACTTTTTAAGAGTATCCATCGTGAATGTATCATCACCATTAATAGCAGTTACTTGAGGTATGATGGCATCTAAGGTTGCTTTGGCTGCTGTTTCACAAGGTGTAGCAACTCCATTAAATGTAATATTAGCATCAACCTGTTTTCCTTTGTCTCCTGTATTTGATGGGGGAGATGATGGGGCAGGTGGGGTAGTTATTTCTTCAGGTAATTTAAAAGCTCCCCAAACATCGTTTCTAATTAAACATACTGATGGGTCAACTGACATTTGTAGTGGGTGACATAAACTCAATAAGTAAGGAGTTGTTGCATTTAATAAATCTATATTATTACCAGATGGGTATTTTCTATCACTAACTGACACTCCTATAATAGGTTTATTTCCATCTTCACTTACTATACCTACTGTTAAGTGACGATTTATCAATCTACATAAAGACTCTAATGTAATATATTTTTGATTATCGAAAGCCCATCCCAATTCTTCATCATCTTCTGTATCATTTTCGAACTCAATATCCATTGCAAGCATATCGTATTCTACTCCAAAGCTATCTTTTTTAGTGAAAATTGCACAATTGTTTTTTGAATCTATAGATTCCCATAATTCATATATCAATCCTGATAAGAAATTTCGTCCATAAAATAATTCTAAAGCATCATCATCTAAATCAGGATTAGCTGAGTCTACCATTTTTAGGTATCCTACAGTTTGTAATGTAGTAAGTGATAAATTAGCTGCTGTATAGTTAATCTTTAATGATTCTATCATTTCACCAATAGAAATTAAAGTTGTACTACAATCATATCCTCCATCTGGTCTAGCTGACCATTTATAGTTTTTAATAATACCTAGGAATCCACCATAATTACCTTGTGCTTCTTCTTCCATCTTGAATAACTTCTGGAATACGTTTTGGTAATCTTTTCCTTTTAAATTACTATCAAATATATCAAACGTTGCAGGTGTTGATACTAAAGCCCCATCATTATTAAGGTAAGGAATCCATCCCCATTCTAATAATACAGAGTATCCTGGTCTCATGTAAAGTAATTCTAAATCTTCTAATTGAGTAATATCCCAACAGTTAAAATTTATTGTTACTTCTCTTAATGAACCGTAAGCACCTTTTGATTTAATATCAACTCCAGTAATACCAGGCATTGGTCTAATACCATATTTGTGTGTTTGTCCGCTTGGTGTTTGTAATGCATATGCGTTTTCAGGCCCACTCCCAACACCATGTCTTAGTTTACCATTATATAAAGCACCTCCTAATAAAACATAATTTTTAGCTAAAGAGCCACCATCCTCTTTAACGTCAACTGATGAAGACATTCTCAACCAGGCTTTTCTACCATTATAGTAGGTTAAGTCTGTTAAGTTACGTCTAACAATAGCCTCTCCTCTTTTTAAGAGTTGCTTTTTAATATGCGATGGAAATGATTCTTTAAATATAGACATAACATTATTTGTAGTTTAAATCGTTAAACATTTTTAATACAGCTCCTAAATCAGTTGGTATTCTTAATTGAGTACCTGGTGTGAGAAACATAGAGCCTTTATTGATGTTGTTGTTAGCTGCAGATATAACCCACCAATATTCTGGGTCTTTGTAATAAACATAGGATAATAAATCTAGTCTATCTCCTATTGTTGTAATAACATAGACATCAGATTCTGTTAAAGGAATATTTGGGTATTTCTTTAACTTTAGGTATTTTGTACCTGTTGGTTTTTGTGTAATATCTTTTGTTGTATATCTCATCAATTATATTATTAAATTACCACCCTCCACTTGCACCACCTCCACCTGAACTTCCACCACCATAACCTTGGAAGGTACTTTTAGTGGTTGTTGCTAGATTTGTTGTTGGTTTATAGGTCCCTGATTTAACGGCTGTGCTAAGTTTTTCCTTTTTAGCACCTGCGTTTGAATCTGTTAATGTTGCTTTTGGTGCAATTATCTTTGTTTGTTTTTCTTCTTTTTTCTTAGCGTCGTCCGTTTTTTTCTTTTCAATTTTCTGTTCACTGTCTCCTTTAGTAGCATCTGTTTTTGGTTTCTGCTCTTCTTTAGCAGCAGGATCTTTTTTAGGAGGTTCTGACTTAGGTTGTGGTTTGCCAAAGAAGAACCCGCCTTTTCTAAATTCAGGTAATTCTTTGCCAATAACAATGAAGCTAAATTGTGCATTTAAATACATTGCTAAGTTAAAATCCAAATCCCAAGAAGATGTATCAGGTATATCAAATGAAACTGATGTTAATATTCCTGGTTCTCCCACTAAGTAACTACCTAATGTTATTGCTGTTATTATTCCTCCTAATCTATTATCAGGACTATATTTTCCTGCTAAAACTGATTGTAATTCACTTAACTTTGAATGGTTTTCTAATAATTCAGTTTCATTAAAACATGGAATTTGTAAATTAAAACTTACATCTCTTTTATGTTCGGTGAAGGTATAAAAACTTTCTGACCTACCCACATACTTTACTGGGTTCCAAGTTGCTGATGTACCATACTTAAATCCAGACATATATGCTGAGAACCATATACTGCTTAAATTTGTAGCAGTGAATGGATCGATAGAGTTAAAATGTACACTCATTATATCTGGATCAAATCTGTCAAAAGCAGACATTGTTCTACCACCAGCAAGATAACGGAAATTTTTAGTGTCTCTATTTATGATAAGATCTTCAGTTTTAAAAATATCATCACCACTAGTTTCTTGAATAATTGATGTTAATGGGGATGATACCATCTCACCATTATTGTAAATGGTTTCTAGTTTATTTTCTCTTTCAAATCCCTTAACATCTATAATTGACGCTTTAACTGTTTTTTTCTTTCTTACTTTACTTGCTGTAACTCCTACATCTTTTAAAGTAGTTCCTCCAGGATCATTTTCAAAATAATCTAAACCAGCAGGCTGGTTTGTCAAAGCCGACATTTTTGATTGGGCTTCTTCTAAAGTTTTACCAGTTGTAGTGAAATCTTCTCGTTTAACTTGAGCATCCTTTAATCCATCAACTGCATTTTTGGTTGATTTTGAAAATGTTACTATATCTCTTGTACCACCAATATATTCTGGGTCTTCGTCATAAAATTTTATTATTTTCTTTTCAGAGTCCCAAAGTAAAGAACGTTTTATTGCTTTAAATTGTTCTGGGGACGTAAGCATAGTTGGGTCTATCTTAGGAACATGTCCTGTTCCAAAAGTTTTATACCCATATATTGTGCTCTTAGACCAATCAGGATCTTGAGGACTTGTATTGATATTTCCATCACCAATAGCCTTTTGTAATTTACTTTCAGCTATATTTCCTACTGTATAGTAAAAACTCCCTGGTTGTTTTTTTCTTGATAGTGCTTTAAATTGATCTTCTTCGTTATTCCAATCATCCCATACCCAATCTGCATCTATAAAAGGGACAACAGTTGCCCCTGTAATGTAACTACCACTAGCATCGGCAAACGCACTTTGTTCTGTTAATGGGTTAACTAATAAACTTCCTCTAATTGTTTCTATCCTAGCGTTTTCAAAAGCCTGATCGATCTTTATTTTATCTTCAGTAAAATTATATCTATTGATAATAGTTCTTCCTATACCATATACTGAACCTGGTCCACCAAGATAATTATCAATAGTATAATCGCTTATGTTTATTTTATTTCTTTTGAAACTAGAGCGATGAAATACAGAACGTTCAAATTTAGTTTGTTCAAGGTTAGTAGGTTCATACGAAGTACGTTCAAATTTAGAACGAGTAAATTCAAAACCTTCAACTCTAGCTCCCTCTCTTGTACTTTGATTTACAAGTCTATTATTTTGTCTTCCCTGTCTATTATTTTGTCTATTAATTTTTCTACTTTCTCTATTAAAACCTCTATTATATTTTCTTATATCTCTATTATCTTCTCTATTAATCTTCCTACCCATCTTATTGAGACTTCTGTTAGCTTGTCTTCCGTCTCTATTAAATTCTCTGTTAGCTTGTCTTCCGTCTCTATTGTTTTGTCTATTAGTTGCTATAGCATCTTTTAAAGTTATACTATATTCAACTTCACCATCTCCTAAATCAAATTTGTTTCTCAAACCAACTAATCTATTGTTTTGAGAGTCTAAGTTATCTTCACTAAATTTGTTATTATCAGTTACTACGCTTAAGTACTTAGTATTATCATTCATTACAGGTAATAAACCATGTCTTACTAAATGACCACCAAATGCATTAAGGGAAACTTGAGCAAGTGTATTGATACCTAAGTTGTATAGACGTGTTGGTCCAATACCACCTACAGCACCACCACCAACTTTTTTAAATTCTAATCTAGGATTAGATAACTGTAAGCCTACTTGTTTAATTAGGAATAAAGGTCCTTTTGGTAAATCCTTAAAAAATTTACCTATACGAAGTGTATCAACCGCAGCAGCATTTAATGCTCCTACAGCTCCACCTCTAACTAAACCATCATCAAATTTAGTAAGTCTAAGTCTATTGATTGGTTTATCAAGGTCTTTTAATTCAACCCTCATATAAGGTTGCCTACTGCTACCTCCGTCTGAGGTATCATTACCGTACTTTAAGCTACGAAACTTAGTAGCATTTAATTGCTTGATTATAGGCATCCCTTAATTGGTTTATTAGTAACGACCTTCAGTTGGACCTAAATCGCTATATTTACGACCTTTCTTTGATTTGTATTGTGTTGCACGTGGGTTACGTGGAGCTTTTGGATCTAACTCATCTAATGTAGATTCTGTTCTAACTTTAGAAGAACCATTGAAATCAACTAATTTAACTTTAGGATCTGTGTGTACTGAATACTGATTGTGTAATTTGTCAGTTGCAGTACCAGCAAAATATCCAAATTTGTTAGCTGATAAATTATTAGCTGTTAAACCTAATTTGCTTTTGTCTTTTTGATTAATAATCGCCATTTTTATTTTAATTTAAAATTGTCTACGTATAAATATTTAATTAGGCTGTTTTATAACGGCCGTTCATGTTTTGTGTTGTACCTACCTGCACGCTATCCATTAACACTATACCTTCTTTATTGATTAATTGATCAATAGCTGCTCTAACCTCAGCAAGAGCTGATACTACTGGTGATAAATCAATATTTACTCCACTTCCACCGCCTTCTCCACCAGTCAAGTCTGTACCTACTTTAATTTTACCATCAGCACCATACATTGCCTTATCATTTGGATCTAATTGAACTGATCCAAATCCTCCAGTCATTACTGGGCCTTTACTTGGGTCAATAATACCATCTTTCATAGCCATATATGTACCTAAAGCCCCCATAACGGCAGCTAATCCAGCTACAATCCATACTGTAGCAGCACCAAAAGTAGTGGCTTCAGCAGCAGTTACTGTAGCAGCAGCAGTAGTAGTTGCTATTGCAGCTTCTGTACTTCTTAATCCTAATAATATTGGTATTCTTGCTATTTGACCTAATATATTTTTAAGGCTAAATCCTTCAAATAATGCTTTTGTTCTAGCAGCAATAACAGCAGCAGCATCATAAGTACCCATTATAATTTTACGAGCTAAGCTTTTTTCTTCTAATGTGCTTGCATATGTTTTAATACCTGCTATACCTTGTTCTGATATTAATCCTGCTAATAATTGGGCATTATATACCATTCTAGCTCCTAATCCCTGCTTATCCATTAAACCTTGAACCCCCTTTTCACGAGTTATAAAGGCTTCAGTTCCTAATTGGGTTGCTTTTATAGCATAATTAGCTCTATTAGTAGCTAAAGCAGATGTTGAAAGAACATTTGATATTAATTGATAACCCTTAATAGCTAAATAAAGACCACCAATTACTTTTAAAGCGGGAATCATACTATTAATAATATTTAACCCCCCACTTAACATATCTAAGAATGAACCTAAAGGACCTGCCATCAAATTACCAAATAGACTTTGTAATTTTTCTACGGCAGCATTAAACTTATCTTGAACATTTTGTCTTTCAAGGGCTTGTGCTGCTTCATCTGCATTTATTTGAGCTAATGATTTACCAGATTTAACAGCTTCTTCTCTTTTTCTTAATTGTTCTGATAATTTATCTGATGTTGTTCCTAAAGCTTGAGCGTAAGCATTTTGTGCTAATACATTCATTTTAGAAAACTTAGCAGCAGTCATACCTTGGTTAGCTAATTCTTGAGCTACACCAGCCATATCACCTTGTAATGCTAATGCTCTAGCTCTTTCTAGATTTAATGCTTGACCAGTTAATAATTCTGCTTTTAATTCATTCTCAATAGATGATTCAAAATTCAACAACGAGTCTGCTTGTGACTTGGTATCTTCTAATGTAGTACCTAATGCCTTCATAGCCACCACAGCCTTAGCTATACGCTCAGGATTATATCCTAAATTAGCAGCTAATTGGCCTGATACTTTAACAGCCTCAGCTAATGTTGATCTAAAATCAATACCAACTCTAAGTTGATTTCTTGCGGTTGTTAGACCTCTAACAAATGATTTGTAAGTTTCTTCAGATGATTTACCTGATAATGCTGCATATCTTTGGACTTGAGCTGCTTCATCTGCTTGTAAACCAACTTGTTTAGTTAATTTAATCTGAGTTTCAAGCTGGTCTGCTGTAAATTCATAAGCAAATCCTGTTGCTTTAGTTAATTCACCAAATGCTTGAGTTAAATTAGCAGTAGTAACGTTTAGATTATTAGATGAACGCTCTATAGCTACCATCTTTTCTCTGAAGGCATCTGCTCTTTGAGTTCCGTATCCTAATTGCTTTCCTAATTCAACTGCTTGTGCATTAGCATTTAAAGCAGCTTTAAAGAAGAAATTAGCAATTTTTAATAGTATAGTAAGTTGTGTAACAGGATCTTTTAATGCTTGTCCTATACCAGAAACGGTTCCTCTTACCCCCGTCATCAACACATCCCATTTAGATCCAGTTTTAGCAACCTCCCTCATATCTTCTTTTAGGTTTTCAAAAAAGGTACTACTAATACCTAATTTACCTAAAGTCCCAACAATACCATCTACTATTTTTCCTGATATGCCTAATTTAGCATTAATCTCTTCTTCATTTTGAATTCTTTCTCTAGTAAGTATTTGAATTCTAGACAAATAATTATTTTCTTCATCTAAAAATTGCCCATTTTCATCAAATAATCCTCTTAATTCAATTAATTGTTTAGCTTTTTCTGCTAATAATTTATTTCTTTTATTTTCTGCTGCTAAATTTAGAGAATTTATATTATAAGCTTTAAAATCTTCTTCTAAAGCTCTTTTCTTTTCAAATAAAGATTCTGTTTCCTTTTGAAGTTTTTTATCAATAGCTATTAATTCTTGCTTATTTAAAATACTAGTACCTTGAGCATCAGATTTTAATTTATCTGCAAGCCCACTTATTTTTCTAAAGCTTGAATTAATGTCTTTAGAAGTAATATTAGATTTAGATAAATCTCTTACAACATTTTTTAATTGATCACTTAAATCTTTAATATCACTATCTATTGAAGCAAAATGGCGGCGAGAATTAATTAACTCCCTATTAAATTCTGCAGTACTTTCTTTGACGGCATCCATTCGCTTTCTAAGTTCGTCAGCGCTTAGACCTGAGTCTTTAAGGTACTGTTCAATCTGTTTTAATAACTTCTCATCCATAAAGTAATAATTACCCGTATAAATATAAAAAGCGCCTATTTCTTAGGCGCTCTTGTTGAATATGTGGGTTGTGATACGTTTGGTGTTAGTGGTTTTGATGATACCTTTGATTTATTTTCAAGCTGTTGATTTTGTTTTTCCATTGCTTCATTTTCATCATCATAGAATTTTTTCATCTTATGGAACGTGAATCGACGTAACCATATTGGCATATTATACACCGTATTCCAATCGTATCCACCCTTTCCATGAAATACTATTTCGTGGATTTGGTCGAATATTATAGGTCTATCTCCCTGAGTCAGGCCAAAAAAAGTTAATTCCAACTGGAATCGAAATGCCCTCCTCTGCATTTTCAGGATAGTAAGTCATGTCAATGTCTGGTTGGATTTGTGCATAATGCTCACGCAATGCTCTAGCATCTTTTGCTGTTAAACCATTATCAACAAAATCACGAATTGATGCTAATTCTCTCTTACCGTTGATTGATGTGATAATATATTTTAAACGAGTAGTAATTTCAAATGAACCTTGTGGTGTAATTTTCTTTAAACCTTTAATTTCAGCATCAATTGCTTGCTCATCACCGTGTGTTAATAACTTAAATGTTACTTCATTTCCAGATAATGGCATAGTGAATGTAAATTCATTTATACCTTCTTGAAATATTGATAAATCAATTTCTTTTTCTTTTAATGTTGATAAATCAACAGTTATTGTTTCTTCAGCACCTGTAGATGGATTAAAATACCTAAATGGGTATTCAGCACCGTATCCCAAGATACGAGCACCTAACAAAATTGCGTTTTTATCACACACTAATATATCATTAAAACTAACTGGTGTTACAATTAATGATTGCATTACTCGATTAAGTACAGAACCGTCTTTAATGTAGTTAGCGTTGGTAAGAATATCTTCTTCCTTAGCGGTCATATACTTCATTTCAATTTCACCTGTGGATAGTGGTGATTCTTTTGGATACAATAAGCCTTTTGAAGGTAACGAAATCGTTTCGGTAGGCATTTTAAATTCGCTCATATAACATTTTTATTTGTGTATATATAAATATACGAAAAAAAAAGACGTCTGCATAAGCAGACGCCTTAAAGAAAAGAAATATGAAGGGAATTAGAAATTCAATACGCAATAATCCATAGCAATAGTAACTGATAAGTTAACTGCTGCTTCACTAGACCAATCGTATTCACCAAAGTTTGCAGTTTTTACATATGCACCTTTGATTACCCATTCGCTAACGATGTCACCTACAGGGCCTAATACGTTTAATACTAAATCTTTTTTATAAAAATCAGAATAACCATCGCGGCCAGTTACTGATTCGTGAGCCAAACGAGCCCATTCCATTACAGCCTGAGCACCACTTGGAGTGATTGGATCATATAATTCTAAGTTCATGTCTTGCCACTTAACTTTACCTTTTACTTTACGGTAAACGTTGATATGGTCAAGTACAATTTCACCTGCGTCAAACTGAGGAGACGCTGCCTTCTTGATCAAATATGCTGGGATACCATCTACATACATGATGAAACGGTTTTGCACCTTTGGTTCGAAAGCGGTGAACATTATTTGGTTTGCATCTAATACAGCCATTTTATGTTAAATTTTGTCTATTAATAAATATTATTGTTTATAATTCTTACGCTGGGAATGTTGCACCAGTTGGTAATACTGTGAAATCTAACACAATGAATTCTGCTGTTTTGCTTGGTTGTAAATAGATTTGACCAACTAATTGGTTTCTATCAATTACATCTGGTGTGTTATTTGAATCATCCATTACTACCTTGTAAGCATACAAACCTTGACGTTGTACTACTGATTCTAAGTAAGGGTTAGCTATGCTCATGAATCTGTTTCTTGTAGCTGCTGTATTTTGTTCAAATACTAATGAACGACCAACTTGACCTAAGAAACCTTTCAATGTGATCAATAAACGACGAACGTTAATTCTATCTAATGAAGTTGATTTCTTTTGTAATGTCTTTTGACCAAACGCTACAACACCTTCTCCAGGGAATGAAGCTAATGGGTTAATGTTTGTATCATATAAATCATCACGATCTGTTTGAGATAATCTTCTTTCAGCACGTAATACTGATCCAATACCACCACGATTTAAACCTGCTGGAGCGAACCATTCTGCACCAACTTGATCGTTAAATGCGAATACACCACCCATTACTACTGATGGAGGACACCATACAGCCTTACCTAAGTTAGAACTGAATAATTGTACCCAAGGGTAGTAAGCAGCTGCGTAACTTGAACCATTAGCAGCAGAAGCTGTAACAGCAGCAGCTACGTTAGCACCATATGCTGTAGTATCGATAATTGCCATTGAATCACCTCTACCTTCACATACTCCAATTACATCATCTGCTAATGAACTTAAAGCACCAGTACCTAATGTTACACCAGGAACTAATAATAAGTTAAAGCTATAATCATCTTTATTTGATAATAAACTTAAAGCAGCTGTATAATCAGCAGCAGCAAATCCTTGACAGTTTGTAGCTGCAGTATCATTTGATTCAAAGAATACAGCAGATCTGTTTGTTGAAGCAACACCACCACTGAATGAACCACTAGCAACTGTTGGTAAAGATCCACTATATGTAGTAGCTTTGTAGTTTCCGTTATTATCGATTGAATCGATAGTATTAGTTACAGACTTAACACGAACATATGAAGAACCACCTTGGAAGCTACCTGAAATTTCTACTAAGCCTTTTGAAGCGTTGTAAACAGGTTTTGCATCACCTACTACACGAGAAATGTAGTTTGGTTGAGATGGGTCTAATGATAAGTTTGAGAAAGTTTCTAAAATGTTTTTGTTATTTGTGTTGTCATCACCACGACGAACTACTAATGTAAATGTACCTTTTGTAGTACTTACATTGCTCACTTCCCAACGTACATTCTCTAATGTACCGTTTGCTAAAGCGCCAGATACTTCAGAACCACTGTTGTTTGCGATATCACCCCATTGAGTAGCTTCTAATACGAAAGAAGCTGTACCTGCTGTTGCAGATGTAATTGATGAACTTGCGTAAGTATCGTAAGAAGAACCACTGATGATTTTTGTTACTAGTAATGAGTTTCCACCATTGTTGAAGTATTCTTTAGCAGCTAATGAAGTAAAATATTCATAGTAGTTACTACCACTCTTGAATATATCACCAAAAACTGATAAATATTCACTATATGATGTTACAACTGTTGGAGCTAAAGGATTACCTTTAACTGTAGGTCCAACAATAGCAGCACCAACTTCTTGAATACCTCTTTGTACTAAACTCTTATCGTTTTCGCGAGTGAAAACGCCAGGAGAGATAATTTTTTCTGCCATAGTATTTTTTAGTTAAATTGATTTGAATTATTCTGACAATAAATATTCGGAGAAATACGTAACCGCCTAGCCTTATGCTAGGATCTCACCAGTTTGTACATCTAGAGTTCCTTCTCCATATGTTTCACGAACCTTAATAAGAAATTCGTTTTGGCGCGTTTCGGCGGACTTTATGTCAGCATATAGCCCCGTTAAGTCCTGATCAATTAATTTTAATTGCTCTTCTAATTCGTGTTTATTGTATTGTAGCTGGCCAATTTCAAATACTGTATCTGAATATTGTTCACGCATTGCGATAAGTTCAGCTAATTCCTGTTCTGTTAATTTCTTATTCATATTATTGTTCCCATTTATGTTTTGGACAACTATCCTTCATTGGACTAAATACCTTTTTAGCTAACGGACATCCACAAGCATTACAATACCAAAAATTCATTACATCTTGGTGTGTTTTATGCTCACAACCATCACATACAGCTAAACGATGTTCAGCTATTGATTTTTGTTCTGGTGTTGGATTTGCTGCTGCTATCCATGCTTTGCCTATTTCTACTAATTTATTCATATAACTTTATTTAATAAAGAAAAGCCCCTAAATTAGAGGCTATTTCTTTGTTTTATATAGAGGGATTAGTCTTCAACTTTAATCAATTGGAAGAATGTTTGGTAGTTGCCTTCTGTTTCTACATGAGCGAAATCGCTGATATTGAAAGGCTTATACTCTAATTCTCTTTCTTGATTTAACAAATCGTTGTATTCCTTTTGAAATTCAAAGAAATCTTTGTTTGGTTCTGCTTTGAATTTTGGGTTACCTTCTTCGTCGACACCATCTTCTACCTTGATAGATGGAGATAGTTGGTATCCACCACTTTCATCTGTTGAACCATACTTCATAATTAATTCATCACGAAGTTTGTTAATTGATTCTTTTTCAGAAGTCAATTTTTTATTTAAATCAGTGATCCAATACTTAGTGATCATGTTAAGTTTTTCACCTAATAAACCTTTAGAAATTGCTTCACCTGTTTGTTGGTTTACTAAACCATTAATTTCAGCTTCGAGATTTAAAAACTCGAACAATTTTAGACTAATTTTTTCCATAACTTTCTTTATATTTTATTTTGTTTTCTTTGTTGCTTTTGTTTTTGGAGATGGTGCTGCTTTTGGAGCTGCTTGTTTTTTTGGAGCTTTAGCTTTAGCTTCTTTTACAACTTCTTTTACTTCAGCAACAACTTCTTTAACTGCTTCGATTTTTGATTCGATTGCATCAGGAATGTTGTTGTTGTTTGTGTCAGCAATCTTACCTTTTCTCATTAGAACAAAGGTAACAGCGGCTGCAAGTACTAATACGATAATAAGTGTTAACATGTTTTATATTTTTTTGTTCGTATATAAATATATAACAGAGTCCAAAAACCGCAATCTTATAAAGAAGAAAGACGAGTTTCTACTTCCTGTCTAGTAGCGATAAATGCTTCTTCTGTCGATTCTTCAATAATATTATTAGTTAAATCTTCAGCTATTTTATCATAAAACGGGGCTGGTGCAGTAACGCGTATTGAACATTCATTAGATTCGTTCATTAAAACGATAACTTTTTGTGTTTCGGTATCTACCGATAAGTGCATTTGATTCTTTCTGTAATAATTTATCATAAATTTTTATTTTATATATTAAACAACCCCGCCATTACAGTCATAACATCCATAATAATAACATGGGTTTGGATATGCT